GGAACAGGTCTTCCTCACCCTCTTGAATTGTGTATTGACCCCACGTTCCATCTACATCATTAGCAGCACCCTCGTTAGATAGTTGAAGGTCAGCAGAGTAGATGTTTGCCCAACGCTTAGTTGCTGAACCAAGATCTCTCGTAGCATCTGCTTCTGGTTCAAAGTTTCCTGTTACTGTAGCACCAGTTGATGTGGTTTCAAACTTCTTTAAGTTGTCGTAATAGAGATCTACTCCGTTAGTACCGCTCTTAAACTCTGCTATTGTAGCATTATCAGCAGCACTTTTTATCTGTAATTTGTTTGTTCGGATCTTAAAAGGACCAGGTCCTGCATCGTATATTACGCTTTCTGTGTTTGCTTCATCGCGATAGATCTGGAAGTCATTATCATCACCAAAGTAAGCAATAACATTATCACCAAGATTGATATCACTATTGAATGTAGAAGTTCCATCAACAGTTAGTGTGCCATCAAGAGTTAGATCAGTTGGTGTTCCGTTTGGTGAAGCATCAACCCATTGACTTGAACTGCTATCAGTATAGTATACGAACATGCGTCCGTCGTCTGTGTCATACCAAAGGTCTCCGGGGTTAGCAGGAGAAGGAGCAGCAGATTGAACAGCAGCACCGCCACCAATCTTACCCCAGACATTACCATCGTATCCTTCAAATACATTGGAAGTATTATTCCAACGTAGCATACCTTCTAGCGCAGTGCCTGGACGTTCTGTTGTGTCATTACCAGAAGGTAGTTTTATATACCCTGTTCCAGTTAGATTTACATTACCAGACACTGTTAGAGCAGTTAAAGTTCCAACAGAAGTTAGAGAAGAACTAGTAATACCAGTTCCAAGACCAGCAACAACACCAGCACCAGCAGTGGGTACGATCTGAGTCAAACTCAGCATTTCACGAGCATTTCCAGAACCATCAATGATGTTGTAAGTCTTACCTACAGCAACCTCCATGTCTTCAGAAGACTGCCAAGCATCATTAGCATTAGACCATGTAAATGTGTGATCCGATGGCGATCCTTTCAGAATAATACCACCACCATCAGCTGCAGTATCAGAAGGACCGATAGCACTAAACGTTGGTGTGCCAGATCCACTAACATTATTTGAAAATATTGCTGTATTGCCACTAATACTTGCAATTGTTGTTCCACCTGGAACAGTAACACCAGCAGTGTTGGAAGTAACTGCCATTCCTGGAATCAATCCTAAAGTTGGGGAAATAGAAGAGATGTTTGCAGAACCATCAGTAGTAGTGCAAGTAAATGTTGTGCTTACTACCTTAGCAAGTTCAATATTTTTATCTGCTACCTCAAGAATGTTTGATTGAAGTGTAGTAGTGACGCCATTAACAATAAAATCTCCCTTGACTGTAAGACTACTGTTAACAGTGACATCATTGTTGAGAGTAACATCAAAGTTTGAGTCTCCCTGAATCCAAAATTCCGTACCAGATCCAATGACAAGTTGTCTATCACCACTAGAGTTTAGGGGGGAGTAAGTAGCATCATTGATTGGGTTTGCACTGTCAGCAGGACCAATTAAAACATTACCAGATCCAGATACATTATACCCAGCATAATATCCTAGGCAAACATTAGAATCTCCTTCAGTATTTGTTTCTAATGTATTAGCTCCAACAGCAACGTTATTATCACCAGAAGTATTAGCTAGAAGTGCAGAGCGACCGATCGCAGTATTAGCATCACCAACACCACAAGACCTTAATGTAAAATATCCAATACCAGTATTACCTGCACCAGAATTAGTTGTGAATAATGATTGATAACCATAACCACTATTTTGAGATCCAGAACTAACAGAGAATACTGATTGTACTCCAACAGCTGTATTAGTTCCAACAGAACCACCACCTCTACCAACTGTCATTGGATCAGAAGATCCACCCCTAATTAAAATATCAGAGTTGGCAATATCAATTCTAGCGTTGCATGTAAACAAATCAGTGCTAGCACCACCAACAGTCAAATCTTCATTGACTACTAAGTCTTGATTAATTGTTGTTGCGCCACCAGAAGCACCAATATCAATTTGTGTGGCACTACCTCCAAATTGAATAGATTGAGCACCAGAATTAATCAGTGCGAAACCAGTAGATGTAGTAGTAAGACCAGTTAGGATAACAGGATTAGTTTGGAAAACAAGATCATCAACACCTGTCGTTCCACTAATAAGTGTTCTCAACTGCGTTGAAGTAGTAGAAGCAAACGATGCAAGTGTATCTGATTTGTAAGCAACATCGCCACCAACTCGGAAGTTTACATTCACGTTTCCGGTAGCGTTATCGGATGTAAACGTCAGATCATTATTAATATCAACTGTCTTACCAGATTGAATATCAAGATTTGCAGATGCTGTAGTTGCAATCTCTAGTCCATTGACAGAAGTTGCAACTGCTGCACCAAGTGTTGGTGTTGTAAATGTAGGATTTGTTAGAGTTTTGTTGGTTAGAATTTGAGTTTCATTTTCAGTGACAAATCTATTTTCTACAGACCCATCCCAAGATCTCCAGTATCCCCCACTTTCATGCCACTGAAATCCTTTATAGGAAGTAATAACACCAGAAGAATCAGAAGTTCTATTGACTTGAATACCACCGTCAAAACCAACTAAGTTATTACCTTTTCTTAGTTCAATAATATTATCTTCTACCTGAAGAACACTGGTATTGAAAATAGTTTGAGTTCCAGAAACAGTTAAGTCTCCAGCAATAGTAACTGACGAACCATCATCAGTAATAATACTATCTGCAAACTGTCCATTACCATCATCCCACTTCATCACAGTGTTTCCACCAAGATTACTATAATTTTTTAATCCAAAATTTGCTCCTGATAATATAAGACCATTATTAGCGGTTAAACTAGCACCAGTATCACTGTTAATTGAACTAATTACAACTTCTACTTGACCACTTCCATTCGTAGTCTGTGTAATAGTTGTAGCGCCAGCTTGTTTGAGAATAAAATCTCCTGCCTGCGGTGCAATAGGACTTCCATTGTTATCACTACCAACTTTCGTGACAGTATTAGTATCTGTGCTATCAATTAATATAGTATTTCCAGATTGACTTACAGTTACATTTCCACCAAGAGAGGTTCCACCCTCAAAAGAAACTTGCGTAGTTGCTGTTCCAGAAGTAGATGGTGTATAAGTTCCAGTAGATCCACCACGAATTTGAGTTACTGTGTCTGTAGATGTATATGTAATTGTTGGATCACCGCCACTATCCACACCCTGTGCTACTACAGTTCCTGTTCCATCTAAAAATGTAAACAGTCCTTGCTGTGTATCAGTAGGACCATATGTACCACCAGATCCCGCACGAATTTTAGTTCTAGTATCAGTATCCAATGCATCAATATTAACTGTGCTACCAGTCATAGAAACTGTAGCAGCACCAGTAGAAGTAAAATTAATTGCTCCAGAGGTTGCGGAACCACCAGGAGCATTAATAGTTGTAATTGTATTATTATCTACTACATGTCCAGACAGAGTAATTGTTTCCCCGGATCTGTCAAGGAATAGGGATAAAGAATTCGATCCACTAGGAACACTAGATGAAGACCCAACGGCAAAAACAATATCATCATCAACGCCAGCACCAAAATTACCACCAGAAGTTAATCTGATAATTTTTTGGGATGCAGATGATCCATCTTGTGCAGAGATAGAATATGTGGTGTTATTATCTGGTGTTATAACCGTTTCACCAAGACCAATATTTGCTCCGTTAATAGAAATAGATGAGTTTATAAGAGCAATATTTGGTATATTAGTTATCGTATTGACAGACCCAGAAATAGTGCTATTTTCTAAAGTTTTATTGGTTAATGTTTGTGTTTGAGTTAAGTATACATCACCCGGACTGTCCCAAAATACCGTAGTTCCATCACTACTCAAATACTTACCAGCACCAGTATCACCACTAACAACAATCCCGTTGCCAGTTAATTCTAAATTGTCTCCTGATACAATTTCTTCAATCTTCTTTGAAATTGCATTAACAATTAACGGAAAGCGGTCAGCCATTTAACTACCAATGAATACTAGTGCTCTTGTTTATTTATGCCTTACGATATAATGATCTGTCCTACCATTCCACCATGAAACCGACAAATATAATAGTATGTTCCTGGTGTTACTCCAGTGGTGTCCCATGTGACAGCAGCACTAACAGTTCCTTGTCCGGTAATAGTTCCAGTGCTAACTTGATTGCCTGTTCCAGTAGTAGCAGATGTTTTTACATAGAATGGATGACCAGAGGCACTCACATTAAACACTAATGTATCACCAGCATTACAGTTAATCGTTGGATCATTATCATTAGAGAAAGTGTTATCTCTATCACTGCCAGTAAATGTATAGTGTGATGCTCCGCTGTTTCCTACAGTAAATGTATATGTTTGTGGTGGAGATGATACTGGCGTAGGAGATGGTCTATTGAATGTGGCAGTTCTAGGAAAAGTAAGTCCAGTAGATCTATTACCCTCTACTTCACTCAAATATCCAGACACACGTCTTGGGTTTTCAATACGAAGATACTTATTAGGACTACCCTGACGACAAGAGTTGTCATCTAACAATCCACCAGCAACATCAAATGTCATATCACCATAGATGCTATGCTGATTTAAATATCCAAGAGCATCTGCTTGTGTGAATCTTTCTTTTGCTGTAGCAAGACATGCAATCACACCACATACTTGTGGTGATGCCATACTAGTCCCACTAATTGCATCATAATAATTTCCACCACCACCATATTTGGTATCAGCAGATCCAGTATTACCATATGATGAAAGTATCTGATCTCCCGGAGCGAAAACATCAACAGCAGGTCCAAACATACTATAAGTAGATCTCCTAAAATCAGAATGATCTGATAAGGCACCTACAATAATCGATCCGCTATCAGGTGTATTAGGCCACGATCCTCTATTATAGTAGAAGGATTCATTCTCTCCGTCTTTAAAAATTGTGAGATAGTTGTTGTAATTTACATCACCAACTTCTGCTACTAGTAGATTATCATTACCAGCGGATCCAATAACTACAATGCCATCATCAATTGCGTCCTGAACATCAGCAGCAATAGATGCAGACCATGATGGATAATCAGGTAGTCCAAATCTTACACCAAAATCTAATCCCAATCCAACTTCAGTCCAACCAGATGGTCCTGGAGAACCTGAATTATATGTCACTCCCTGAAAATTTACAGATATAAGATCAGCAAGATCTAATCTGTAAATTGGTTCTTCATTTCCATCAACACCTTTCTGTGGCATATACCTAATACCACCATAACTATGGTTGGTAATGGTAGGATTTTTCTTTCCAGTCTCTGGATTGATTGGTTTGTTTAAATGAAATGCTCTAAGGTAATCAAAGGTAAGTAGAGGAGGAAATTGTTGCCCACTATCCCATGAATCTGTCACTGCCATATTATAAATGTTTGCCTCAGTCGCCCACCCATAATGTCTACCTGTCGCAGTTCCAGTAACATGTATGCCATGATACTGAGCAGTATTGAGGTTGGGAGCATAGACAATTGTTCCTGTTGGAAGAGTCTGTCCGTCATCATCAATAGAACTAACAGAACTATTCAGTTCGTTAAACCATTGATACTCAACAAACCTTGATTGTATTGATGAAGGACTGTACCACTCCTGACTATCAAATGATACAGGATCATCTACGATAACTACATCAACATGTCTCCCATTATTAAATACATCTACGTTATCAGTAATAACTTCTGTTGCTGATCCATCACCCCACGTAGTCTTTCTTCTCTGTGCTTGATCTCCAGCACAATGTAGTTGTCCCCACTGCCTTAGATTGGGGTTTAATGTTGTTCCTACAGGAGCATTTTTCCAGAAGTCTCCACCAATATTATAAGATTCGTTGTTAACAACTTGTCGTTTAATTTGGAAACTATCTACTGCCTCAACTCCCCATACTCTAGGATCTTGACGCAATCTTTCTGCCTGATCTTCTGTCATCATATAGTGTGTGTTCCTACTCATAGGACGCTTCAACACTAAAGGAAATCCAGTAAGTTGCATCTCATTATAAAACTTCCCAAGATCATTTTTATCATGGAGAGTTACAACATATTGTTTATCCATATCAATCCTCTAATGGAACTAAAGTTAATGTAATTTGTAAATTCACTTGACTGCCACTCTTATTAACAATTTTAGCATACGTAGTGTTAGATCCACCACTATTGAAACAAACTGTTCCTGGAGTAATCAACTGTGTTGTAGCAGATGTAGTTACAATTTCTGCTAACACACCAGAACCAGGAACTGGATCAGTAGTTTCTGATCTAGTACTATCATTTGTTCTGCTAGTTGTATCAGAATAC